GTGGCTCACCGAAGAATGGGAAAGACAGTCGCTGCCCTGAACCACATCATCAAGGACGCAGTACAGAACCAAAAGGAAGCCCCAAGGTACGCTTACATCGCCCCCACTTACGGGCAAGCCAAGCGAGTGGCCTGGGACTACCTTTTAAAGTACACAGAGCCGCTCCAGGCAACGCCAAACATCTCAGAGCTTAGAACCGATTTCTGGGGCAGGCGCATCCAACTCTACGGCTCAGACAACCCTGACTCACTTCGCGGTCAATACTTTGATGGCGTGATTCTGGACGAGATCGGTGACCAAGATCCCAAGATCTGGACGGACATCATCCGACCAGCGCTCTCAGACCGGCTGGGCTGGGCACTGTTTCTTGGGACGCCGAAGGGAAACAACCACTTCAAGGCTCTGAGGGACCAGGCCGAGGACGAAGAGGACTGGGGGTTACTGGAGTTCAAAGCCAGCCAGACCAATCTGATCGCAGAGACCGAACTCAAAGCCGCCCGCAAAGAGATGGGCGAGGACAAGTACCAGCAAGAGTTCGAGTGCTCCTTCAACGCTGCGGTTGAGGGGTCTTACTACGGTTCTTTGATAAACGACCTTGAAGAAAAGGGCCGTTTGTGTCACATTGACCGGGACGATCTCTGTAGAACTTACACTGCCTGGGACTTGGGTGTTTCTGATTCAACAGCAATTTGGGTTGTCCAAGCTGTAAATCAGGAGTACAGAATCCTAGATTTCGTGGAAAATCACGGGGTCGGACTGGATTGGTATGTCAACTGGATTCGAGAGAACCGGTGGCATACAGCCGAGCACATCCTCCCTCACGATGTGGAGGTCAGGGAACTCGGCACGGGACGCAGCCGCAAGGAAATGCTCCAAGAGGCTGGCCTGCAGATTACTGTCGCACCGCGTCTATCGGTAGCAGACGGGATTCAGGCAGTCAGGCGCATCTTGCCCAAGTGCTGGTTCAATGTCCCTCAAGTCAGGCAGGGTCTGGACGCACTCAGGAACTACCGAAGAGAGTATGACGAGAAGAGGAATGTCTTTTACGACAAGCCGCTTCACGACTGGGCCAGCCATTCATCGGACGCATTCCGGTATCTGGCTGTTGGAATCAGCGAGACTTCATCATGGGATAAGCCGCTGAAGACGAACACTCGGTGGATCGTGTGATGTGGATAAACCCTCAAGGAAATCTCCCGCAGCGGATAGCTGAACTGGAACGCCGCATCAAGGCGTTAGAGGAACTGTATGAACGAGAACGCTCTGAAAGCCCAACTCGAAGCAGAAATCGACGGAGCAATCGGCTATCTCCAGACGGAGACGACCGAGCAACGCACGAGGGCGCTGGAGTATTACCTTCGATACCCGTACGGGAATGAAGTAGAGGGCCGCTCCCAGATCGTCACTGGGGAGGTTGCTGAGGTCATTGACGGGGCGCTTCCTCAACTCATTCGCATTTTTACCGCTTCAGACGATGTGGTTCGATTCGAGCCTGTTGGCCCCGGAGACGAGCCGAAAGCCAAGCAAGCAACTGATTACGCAAACTGGGTGTTCTACAAGGACAACCGTGGTTTTGCGATCATGCACGACTGGTTCAAGGACGCTCTCCTGGAGAAGGTCGGCATCGTCAAGGCTTACTGGGATGATTCGGTCTCGGTCATCAAGGAGACCTATGAGGGCTTGAGTGATGATGAGCTGGTGATGCTGATGGCAGACCAGACGCAGGAGATCATCGCCCAGGATACGGTCAGTTACCAAGTATTCGATCAAAACGGCCAGCCTGCCATTGGAATGGATGGGATGCCGTTGATGAACACGACCCACACCGTTCAGGTCAAGAAGAAGAACAAGGTCGGCCAGATCAAGATCGTCAATGTCCCGCCCGAGGAGTTTCTGATCTCCAAGCACGCTCGGACGATCCAAGACTCTCCCTTCACGGCTCATCGCCGATTGATCCCGCGCTCTGATCTGGTGGCGATGGGATTTCCTTGGGAGGAAGTCCAGAACCTTCCCACTTACGATGATCTGTCGTTCAGTCCTGAGCGAGTGGCTCGATTCTCTGAAGGAGAACAACCATCGGAGCAGGAGTCCTACGATCCTTCCATGCAGGAGGTCGAGGTATACGAGTGCTATGTCCGCGCAGATATGGACAACGATGGCATTGCCGAACTTATGCAGGTTTGGTACGCAGGTTCCAAGATCCTGGAGATGAGCGAGACGGATTACATCCCCTTCCACGGGATCTGTCCTATCCCCGTGCCTCATAAGTTCTACGGCCTGTCCCTCGCGGACAAGACGATGGACATCCAGCTCCAGAAGTCCACCATCACGCGCCAGATGCTGGACAACTTGTATCTCACGAACAATGTCCGGGTGGGCGCTATCGAGGGTCAGGTAAACCTGGACGACCTCACAAGCGTGACACCTGGTGGCGTAGTTCGGATGAAGAACCCGAATGCGGTGGTTCCGATGGCCGTGCAGCCGGTGGCAAATCAAGCCTTCCCGATGCTGGAATACTTGGATCAAACCCAAGCCAAGCGCACGGGCGTTTCAGATGCAAGCCAAGGCCTAGACCCCAACATTCTCCAGAATGTCACCGCTACGGCTGTGGCTGCGTTCTCAAGCGCATCGTCAGGAAAGCTGGAGCTGATCGCCAGGATCTTCGCTGAGACCGGCGTAAAGACTCTGTTTAAGGGCATCCTGCATCTTCTGTGTAAGTACCAGGACAAGCCTCGTCTGATTCGGATGCGTGGTGAGTATGTGCCGATGGATCCGCGTGAGTGGTCGAATCAGTACGATGTGACCATCTCTGTGGGATTGGGAACTGGTAACCGTCAAGAGCAGATGGCGATGCTGGCGATGATTCTTGATAAGCAGGAGAAGATCCTGCAGCAGTTCGGGCCTGCCAATCCGCTCGTTTCTGTGGCTCAGTATCGGGACACTTTAGGACGGATGATCGAGGCCGCAGGGTTCAAGGACTCGGCCACCTTCTTCAAGCCGATCACGCCTGAGATTGACCAGGCTCTCAGCAACCCTCCTCCGCAGCAGCAACAGCCCGATCCTGCGATCCAGGCGATGATGATGCAGGCTCAAGCTCAACTAGAGATTGACCGCCAGAAGGCAATGGCCGATATTCAGGCCAAGCGCGAGAAGGCTGCTGCAGAAATCCAACTGGCCCGAGAGAAAGCGGCTGCTGAACTTCAACTGAAACAGCAAGAGTTCGAGGCTGAAGTCCAACTCAAGGCAGCAAAGTTGGGCGCAGGCATTTCCTCCAATGTAGAGATTCCGGGGTAAAACATGGCAACAAAAGCGCAAATCACACAGCTTTACCGCACTTACCTCGGGCGCGAGCCTGACGCTGCTGGGCTGGAGTTCTACTCAAACCCGCAGTTCAGTCTTGATCTGATTGCCAACGATATTGCCAACTCACAAGAGGCACGCAACTTCGCGGACGAGGCTGCTCGAAATGAGGCAATTAGTGCTAGGCAATATGCATCAGGAAACGCCGCAACAGAGGCTGATGTTCGGGCCGCTTATCAGGACATTCTGGGCCGAGAGGCAGATCCTGCTGGTCTGAACTTCTACCTTGAGTCGGACTTCTCTCCTGAGCAGATCCGCGAGGTTCTCCTGGCATCTCCTGAGCGCCAAGGGATGGCCGCTCGTGAGTTCGCTACCGGAACCCCTGCCACAGAAGAGCAAGTTCGCGCCATCTACCGTGATGTGCTTGGCCGTGAACCCGATAAGGCTGGGCTTCAGTTCTATCTGGGGTCTAAGTTCTCTGCTGACCAAATCCGGGCCAATATTCTAGGCTCCCCGGAAAGCATGGAGCTGGCAACCGATCCCGCCCGTCGAGCAGGGTTTACTCCCAGCACGCAGCCTGGGCTACTTGGCCCAACGCAAATGACAGCCAATGAGTACCTTACACGGTACTTCAATCCTCAAGGCCCATACGGGGCTGGGCGATTCCTGGCGACAGTAAACCCCCTGCTTTTCTCTGCTCCTGATGGGATGCAGCGACTGCCAGCGGCACCGACTCGGCAGGCCGCGCTTGGCTCCATCGGCTCTAGTATGGAGAACACCGGCGGCGGTGGCGTAACCAATACTGTAGGAGGAACCACTGGCGGTGTTGGCATTGTTGGTGGGTCTACTGGTGGCCTTTTGAGTACAAATCAAACTACAGCAAACACCGCTACTTTTGACCCAAACACGGGCGGCGTGTATGTCGGCAGCAATATCGTTGATCCGATCAGCGGTTCAGTGATTGGCAATACTCAAGGCACATTTGATCGAGCAACTGGTGGCGTAATCCAGGGTGGAGACATCATTGATCCGATCAGCGGTGCAGTAATCGGCGTGGCCCCTGGCATGGGATACGACTTGAGCACTGGCGGTGTTGTGCAGGGCCGAGACATCATTGATCCGATTAGTGGTGCTGTAATCGGTCAGGCGAGCAATCCTCTCGCCAACCAAGCGCAGCCTGGGTTTGATCTAAACACAGGTGGCGTTATCCAAGGAACCTCAATTGTTGACCCGATTAGTGGGACGGTCATTGGCAGGGATTACTCTGGGTCAATGACCGGTGGGCTTGTTCCTGGATTGGTTGATATGTCTATCGGAAGCACATTCGGACAAATTGGAGACGCCAACTTTATCCCGGTCTTTGGGCGTGGCAACGGGATGCTTTTGGATTTCGCCGACATCCCGGCATTCGGCCAAGGTGGTGGAATGCTGCTTGATTATGTAGATTCAACAACCAGCAGATGAACAAAGCAGACCGCGCACAAACCCTTCTAAACGACGAGTGGTTTCAGGAGGAAATAGAGTCCATCAGGAAATCCCTGATAAGCACACTAACGAACTCAAATGAGACCGATATTGATGTTCGTGAACGATGCTATTTGAAATTGCGCGTACTTGATGAAATAATTGGGCACTTTTCTTCGATTGCCTCCAGCGATCAGTTGGTCAAGAGGCGATGGAAGATTCTGTAAGCGGCCTGGCGCATCCAGGTAAAACTTAGGAAACTCAAATGGCAGACACTGACCCGCAAGGGAGTGTTTCGATGTCGGTAAGCGATGCCGCTGGCGCGTTTCTCGGACTGATGGAGCCTACTCAGGAAGCTGAACAAGCCGCCCCTGAAGCTCCAGAGGAACAGGAACAAGTCGAGGCGTCCGAACCTGAAGAAGTCGAAGCCCAAGAAGTCGAGGCAGAGCCTGAACCCCAGCGATTCCGTGTGAAAGCCGCTGGCGAGGAAAAGGAAGTCACCTTTGATGAATTGGTGGACGGTTATCAGAAGGGGCTGGACTACACCAAAAAGAGTCAGTCCGTAGCTGAGCAGCGTAAAGCTGTAGAGGCAGAACGGGCCGCCATTGAACAGGCCAAGCAAGCGAGGGACGCCTACTCTCAACGCCTGACCCTGATCGAAGAGTTCTTGAGTAAACAAAACGAAGGGGAAGACCTCAATGCGTTGAAAGAGGTTGACCCCATTGGTTACGCAGTCAAGGTAGCAGAGCGAACTGAGCGAGAGAAACAGCTTGCGATGGTTCAAGCCGAGCAGCAGCGAATTTCACAACAGCGATTCGCCGAGCAGCAGGCTGAACTTCAGCGGCGACTCCACGAAGAAGCAAAGCGCGTGGCTGAGGTTATTCCTGAATATGGAGACGCAAAGAAGAGCAACGAAGTGAAGCAGACGATCCGCGCCTTTGCAAAAGAGGTGGGATTTACTGACCAAGAACTTGCTCAGGCTTACGACTCGCGACAAGTTCAGGTGCTGTGGATGGCAGCGCAATACGCGAAACTCCAGAAGCAGAAGCCCGAGGTAACCAAGAAGGTACAAAACGCACCCAAGATGCTGAGTCCAGGCGTGGCGGCGAACCAAAAGAACGCAGCCGACGAAAGCACCAAGAAAGCTCACTCGCAGTTGAGGAAGTCTGGAAAAGTCTCTGATGCTGCGGCCCTGTTTGAACGAATGCTCTAGGAGTTAAAAATGACCCAATTCCGTACCTACGCTGCCATCGGTATGCGTGAAGACCTGTCTGATGTGATCTACAACATCAGCCCGACTGACACCCCGTTCATGAGCACGGTTGGCAAGACCAAGGCCACCGCTGTTTATCACGAGTGGCAGACCGACTCGCTGGCCGCTGCTGCCGCGAACGCCGCCGTGGAAGGTGCTGACGCATCGACCGCTACGCTGTCGCCCACGACCCGTGTTGGCAACCGCACCCAGATCAGCCAGAAGACCGTTGGTGTTACTGGCACCCTGGAGGCTGTTGACAAGGCTGGCCGTAAGTCTGAAAAGGCTTATCAGCTTGCTAAGGCTTCGTCCGAAATCAAGCGCGACATGGAGTTCACCTTCCTGAGCAACACCGTCCAGAGCAACGGCTCTGCCGGTTCTACCGCTCGTGTGTTGGGTGGCTTGCAGACCTGGTTGGCAACGAACGGCGACTTCGGCTCGGGTGGCTCTGCTGGTGCTTCTGGCACGACCGCTCGTACCAACGGCACGAACCGTACCTTCACGGAAGACATCCTGAAGACCGTGATTCGTGAGGTGTTCGAGGCCGGTGGTTCCCCGAAGATCCTAATGGTCACGCCTGCTCACAAGCAGACCGTTTCGGCCTTCGCCGGTATCGCTGCTCAGCGCTATATGGCTCCTTCGGATGCCCCCACGACCATCATCGGTGCTGCCGACATCTATCTGTCGGACTTCGGCTCCGTGAGCGTGGTGCCCAACCGCTTCATGGTTTCGGGCAACTCGGCAAACGAAGTGGCCTTCGTGCTCGATCCCGAGTACGCAGCCGTTGCTTATCTGCGTCCCTTCCAGACGCAAGATCTGGCAATCGTGGGCGATGCCGAGCGCACCCAGCTCAAGGTTGAATACACCCTTGAGGTTCGCAATGAGGCTGCCCACGGCATCATCGCTGACTTGAGCTGATCTTCGGTAGCAAGCAACTAAGGGGGCCGGGGCAACTCAGCCCCCTTTTTCACATGAACATCAACGAATTCTCAAAGACCGCCAAAGTTGTAGATCGCAAGGCCCATAAGACCGATGATGGTGGGCTGGTTATCGAAAGCACTCAAGATGTAACCGGCATCATCGAGTCCAATCGAAAGCAATTCAATGCTTACGATGAGCGTGCCCGATGGTCAGATGATCTGCTTGGGAATAAGATAGCGTCTATTCCGCTTGCGGTTGTTGATGAGCTGAACAAGCAGGGCATCATGCGAGGCTTCCATGTGCTGGATCAACCTCGTTTCAAGGCCTGGCTGAACCATCCTGACAACAGAGCGTTTCGCACCCGTCCTGGGAGGATTTAATGGCTCTCGCAACATACTCAGATCTCAAGACCACGATTGCGAACTATCTCGCTCGGTCTGATCTGACCTCTCAGATTCCCGACTTCATCACGCTTGCAGAGAATCGCCTTCGCCGCGATCTTCGTACTCGCAAGATGCTGAAGCTGTCGACGCTTTCCGTCATCGCAAATGACTCAACGGTTGCGATTCCTTCAGACTTTTTGGGTCTGCGGGATCTGTATCTAGCAACCACTCCTGCGACTCCGCTGCAGTACCTCAATCCAAGCAACTTCGTCAGGAATGCTCGGATCACAGATACCGGGATTCCAAAGCAATACACGACTCTTGATACAGAGTTCAAGTTTGCACCGATCCCTGATACGAACTACTCCGCTCCGCTGCTTTACTACGGGGCGCCTCCGTATCTCAGCGACTCAAACACATCCAATGTGTTCTTGGTGAACTACCCCGATGCTTTGATCTACGCATCATTAGGAGAGGCAGAGCCGTATCTGATGAACGATGAGCGGCTTGCTACTTGGGCTGCGCTGTATCAACGAGCGATTGATTCAATCACCACATCGGATGAGGGAGACGAATACTCTGCAGCTCCTCTTGCGATGACACTTGCCACGAGGTAAGCATGGAACAGCGCATCACCTTTGGGGAATGGTTGCCAGATCAGCCTGGCGTGGTTGGGGCACTCCAAGACGCCAAGAATGTCATTGCCCAGACCGTTGGATATGGGCCGTTTCCTGGGCTTGTGGATTACTCCGCATCAGCCTCTGAGAATCTGACATCGTTCTTCACTGGTGAGTTTGGATCTACCCGCAACATCTTTGCCGGTGGGAACACGAAGCTGTTCAAGTTTGA